CGCGAATCAATACGGGCTGCTGTTCAACAACTCGCTAATTCTGGTCTCGCCGAGTATCGCCATTCAAGAATGGCACCACGTCGCGGTTCGGTGGCGCGGCGAGGATGACGACCTTTGCGAGTTCATCGTCGACGGCGTGAAGCAGGGCGGCGGTTCCGCTCAAGCAGCGAACGCGGGCAATGCCGCCGACTTCCTTGTCGGCGCGCAGTCAACGCTACCTACGCTCTCGGCGAACGGCTACATCGATGAAGCGTGGGCGTTCGCGCGCGCGCTCGCGGACCAAGAGATCGTGGACATCTTCAACGACGGGCTCGAGTCGTTTCTCGTGCCTTCGTTCAACGATGGCTTGTCCGATGGTGCGCCAGCGCGCGGCCGAAAGATTCCGAAGGCGCGCCCCGGATACCCAGCGCGCGGTCAGCGCACCGGCGGCTCCGGCGGCGGCGGACGCAGAAAGGGATCAGGAGCGATATGGTGAGCATTTACCGAGATTGGCAGCCTGGCATGCGCACGCCGCGCGGGCGACTTGCCTACTTGGGCGAGAACGTCTTCCGCGCGTGTAACTCGGAGATCACCGAGCGCGGCGAAGAGACTGGCGCCCCAATCGTGTCCGGCTACTTCTCAACCGCAGATCCCGACATTGACCAGTTCGTGATCTCCCCGAAGGGCTGGGAGACCGGGCTCGACGTGTACATGAAGCGGAATCCGATGTTCCTCTGGATGCACGATCCGATGCTCCCGATCGGACGCACGACGCAGTCGGAGATCAAGCGGAAGGGCCTCTTCGGCACGACTGAGTTCGACACTGGCGACGAGCTGGGGAAGAACCTGTACCGGAAGACGATCAAGAAGTTTCTCGGCACGTACTCGGTGGGATTCCGAGCGACGAAAGAGCCGCGCTTCGAGGAAGACACGATATTTTTCGACGAGATGCAGCTCATGGAAGTGTCGCTCGTCTCGATCCCCGCGAACATCAACGCGGTGGTCACGGAGCGCGCCCTCGACGAGGAGGCGATCGTCCAGCGCATGGTAACGGCGGCGGGCGACAAGTGGACGCTCGCGGCCGACAACGCGGTAGCGGAAGTGATGAAGCGCGCCGCGGTCGAGATTCAAAGCGCAGTCGGGGACATCCGGAAGGGTCTCGTGCTCGACGCCGCGAAGGCCGTCGAGGAGCGGCTCGGGACGGTCGCGGAGCTCGTCAATATGGCGTGCTCCAAGCGCGAGGTGCGCGAAGCCCTCGACAACTTCAAGGTGCCGGGGAAGTAGATGCGGCAAGTATTGGCCTCCGACTACGCGCGCGGGATGGAAGCGCTTCGCAATCGCGAGCACGGCGAGCACGCGCTCGTGATCGGGAACTCGCCCTGGCGGAAGCGTTTCCCCGTGGGCGCGTGGTTCGGGCCAACGATTGCTTGTAACGCCTACTACCGGACGGCCGACAGCTTCCCGAGCTACCTAGTGGCTTTCGACGGCAACATGATCTCCGAATGCGTACTGGCGCGCACCTACGAGTCGACAACGCTCGTTCTGCGGGCGAACGAGTGCCACGCGAAGGTGCTCGATCAAATCCCGGCGGCGGATCATGGCCACTGGTTCTACGTGAACGATGCCTTCGACATCAACGGGCTTTGCGGTGCGATGGCGATCGGGCTCGCCGGCTGGCTCGGGTGCGCGTCGATCACGCTCGTGGGGTTCTCGCTGTCATACGACAACTTGTTTTCGGGGACGGAGAACTATCCGTCCGAAGAGTTTGAGCGCTTGAAGGGAAACGCGGTCGGGGCGCGGATGCAAGACGTCTCGCTTCTCGCACGCGCGATCAGGGAGTTTAACCGTCTGTCGCCGGGCGGCTCGGCTCACTGGGTGGCACCCGGTGACTGGATGCTCGCGAAGCTCGACCAAGGAGCGGCGGTCGCTGAGAACGTGAAGAAGTGATCCAAGCAGGCAACCGGAGACAGGCCATGCGTTGGATTCGCTGGACATTAAAGGCTCGCTCGAGAAGATCTCGCGCGACATTAGCGACCACTACGAGTCGCTAAAGAAGGAAATCGGTGCCGACAAGGTCGAGCGCTACACCAAGGCGGAGGTCGATACTCGTATCGACGATCTAAAGAAGAACCTCGACGAAGATCTGAAACGGAAGGTCGAGAATCTCATGAAGGCGTCGCAGGAGGACCCGCGGAACCGCGTGGACCTCGTGCCGCGGCGTGAGTTCTCTTTCTACCGCGCGCTCGCGCAGACGTCCACGACCCAAGAGGATTCCTGGGCGCTCTTCCGCGACTTCCTGACGACGCACTCGGATCAGAAAGACGTTGAGCGCTTCCAGCATCTTGCCTCGCGGCTCGCGATCATGACGATCGCGCATCGCATGGCCGGAAAGCCGAACTACATGCCGGCCGCCTCGAAGAACACCACGGTGCGGAAGTGGTGGCACGAGTACCGTCAGCTTCAGCGGGAGTTCTTCCCCGATGAGTTCTACGCGCGCGCCTTTGACACGCAGGCGACGGCGGAAGCTAAGTGGGTGCCCGACGTGCTCGGCGCTGACCTCATGCGGTATCTCGAAGTGCGCGGCGCGGTGCTCCCGAACATCCGGAGCTTCCAGCTCCCGGCTGCTCTCTGGCGCTGCCCGATCACGACGGCTGCCGGCAAGGCGCACGGCTTCCGCGAGATCGTCGCGACTCCTACCGTCTTCGTCAACCCGGCACCTGCCGAGATGTACGGAGAAGCCGGAGCTCCGTTCGACCGGGTGACGTTCGACACGAAGCGCTTCCGGACGGTCATCGTCTCGACTCAAGAGTTCATCGAAGAGTCGATCATCCCGATGATCGAGTTCAACATCGGCGAGGCGATGGACGGGATTCGGCGCGCCGCGGAAGATACGTTCTTCAACGGCGACACGACCTCGGCTGGTATCGACAACGACATCAGCTATTCGACGTCCTCGCCGATCGGTGTCGTCGATAACCGCATCCAGTGGGACGGGGTACGCGCGAACGCCGCGGCTTCTGGCGTAACGCTCGTCGCTGGCGGTGGCAACGTTGACTTCGCGGACCTTGTGCTCGCCAAGCAGCGGTGCGGCCGGTATGCGCTCGAGCCGTCTGATTGGCTCTGGTGTTGTTCGCCGGCTTCCTATCTCGACATGCTGGACGAGACGAACTTCGCGACCGTCGACAAGATCGGCGAGCGTGCAACGGTCGTCACTGGCCAGGTAGGGGCGATCCTCGGGTCGCCGGTTGTGATCTCCGAGTACGTGCGGTCGGACGTGTCTTCGTCCGGGTATCGCACGACCTCGACTAACAACACGACGATGGTGATCGGATTCCATCGGCCGACCTACTGGCTCGGAAACTGGCGCGGGATCACGACTGAGACCGACCGCCAGGCGATCGTCAATCAGGACTACGTCTATGCGTGGTACTCGGCCGACTTGAAGAAGATGCGGCCGGCTGCGCAGAAGACAGAGATCGTGATCATCAACGTCGCGACCTAGTTTTAGGTAGCGGAGGACTGAGGGGCACGTGATGGCATGGCCGTTGAGCAAGGCGACGCGGGTCTTTCCGGTTGCCCGCCCGCTGGCGCGGATTACTCATGACGGGGTTCGCGCTTTCGCTCAATCGGCGGCCATGCTCACGTGCCCCTCGTCCATCGACTGAAGAAAGGACTCAGCGATGCCGCGGTTAACAGTAAAGAAGAGGGTGCAGACCGTACAGCTAGAGCCCGGCGAGGTGTACATCGTCGGCGAGCATAAGGCTGCGCGGCTGCTCAAGCGATTCAAGCGCTTCCTGGTTGCGTCGCAGCCGGGCGATGAGGACTACGTGCCCGATTGGGACCCACGACTTTCGAACGAGGAGCGCGCAGCGTTCAAGGAAAAGACGTGGCCGCTCTCGCTTGAAGAGCGCCGCAAGTTCAAGAAGCCGGAGGCCGGCAAGGGGCCGACCGTCGAGAACCGTTCTGGGAAGCCGGATCACAACCGGTAAATCATGGGCTCGATCATTACGCGCGACGACCTCAAGGCCAAGCTGGCGATTACGGCGAGCGACAACTCGCTCGATGCGCAGCTTGATCTCGCCATCGCTCAGACCGAGGGCGAATTCGAGTCGGGCATTGGCCAGAAGCTCCTCGCCACGGATTACACCGAACAGCGGGAGGGGAATGGTTACACCTACCTTCAGCTCCGGTTCTATCCGTTCATTGACTTGGCGTCCGTCGTGATCGAGAACGAGTCGGCCATCAACGTCGGCGATCCGAACGTGATCCGGGTCTCGGATGGCACGGATGGCTTGCCCTGGCTCACGTTCGTTGACGGGCGGCGCTTCTCGTATCCGCGGTGGCGGAGAGTGCCGAACATCACGATCGTGTACGGGGCCGGCTACGAGAGCCAAGCGGATGTGAAGGCCGCGCTCCCCGACGTATGGAGCGGTGTCCTTGAGCATGCCTACATCTTGCTGCTCGGGAACGACACGCGGAAGAAGGCTAAGGCGTCGGAGTCGTTCATGGGTCAGTCGTACACGCAATTTCTTGAGCCGATCGACCAGAACCACGAGCGCGGGTGGAAGCGACTGATCGAGAAGTACCGGCGCCGGCCGATTACGCGAATGGCCGCGAGGGGATTCACGACAACCGCACAATATGGGGCCTGGTGATGTCGGTAACGATCCGCCATAAGCCCGACTTCGCGAAGCGCGTGGAGCTGCTCCGGCGGCTGAAGCTCGAAGCTGTGCGCGAGTCGGTGAACGACATCGAGCGCGAGATCCTCACGCGCTATGCATCGGGAACCGGGCCGGCAACGCTCGGCGTGCGCACCGGGCGCCTGCGCTCCTCGCCCAAGCGGGAGATCAAGGCGACGGGGACGGCGCTCGTCGGGCGCGTGTTCATCCCGGAGGCTGGCGGAGGCACGAATCCCGTCTACGCGGGCGTGCACGAGTTTGGGGCGACGATCCGGCCGCGTCATGGCCGTTTTCTCGCCATCCCACTTGCTGCCGCACGCCGCGGCGCCGCTGGTGGTGTCAGCATGGGACCGCGCGACTACGCGGGCGGCTTCTTCTTTCGCTCTCGCGCGGGCAACTTGATCTTCGGAGTGCGAAGTGGAGGCCGCGTTGGTCGTCTGATCCCGCTCTTCGTCATGAAGGAGTCGGTGCGGATTCCGTCGCGCCCGGTATGGCGCGTGACGTTCGCGAACCAGCGCCCGCGAGTAATGGAGCGCATGCGAGCCCTGGCGCACGCCGTAGCGCAGGGGAGCGCGTAATGGCAAGCACTCGTCGCCGGACGCACTTCATCATGCGGCACTTTGGTGGTCAGCAGGAGATCTATCGATGGCGCACGCAGCCCCCTTTCGATGGGTTCGTGGTGAACATCCAGTACGACGATCAGGCGGCAATCACCGAGATCGCGAAGATGGTGGCTTCAGGAAAGAAGTATTTCCGCTATTACAGCATGATCGACTATCAATTCTCGGCGACCAACTTCGGCGGTATCGGCGGCGCTGCGCCGGCAACCTTCTTTAACTGGATTCGCGACAACGTGCAGTTTAACGGCTCGGCGAGCAACAAGCGCATGCGCGTCAGCAATACGGTTGGGCTCTTCTCCGCCTACAACTACGGAGGCATCGAGCGCCGAGAGCTGATCCCATGGAAGGACCTTACGGGCGCCACGATGCAAGCGCTCGCGCAGAAGATGGTAGATCTTGCCTTCGCCCCGGGCGGCGTTGCAATCCCATGCGCCGGGCTCTTTATCGACCAATCATGGCTTAGTCACTCGCAATGGATGCATACCAATACGATCGAGAGCGGGCATGGAGATCTGAAAGAAGGCACCCCGCATTTGACTCCATTCTCCGGGGTGTCGCAGGCCGCGTCGTTTGCGATCGCAGAGACGAACTTCGGTACGCCGTCGAGCACGTGGGCGGACCATACGAACGCTTACCTCGCATTCATGGCCTACCTGAAGACGCGCCTGGAAATAGCTAATCCGGCCGCGTACTTGATTCCGAATGGCGAACACAACACCGTCAACAGTCAGACCATGCCGAAGCCGTGGTTCGTTGAGAACGCATGGAATAACACTAGCGATCTCGGCATTGACCAGGCCGCCAGGTGGGCGTCAGCACAAGCGCACTGGCTCACGGACAAGAAAAACATCCTGAACATCATGGGCTTTGAAACGCTTTCCTCCGGAATTACCGGATTCCCGGATGCGTTGGCGCTATGGAAGGCGAACGGCGGCTGGCTCTCGTTTATCAGCAACGGTTCGATAGGCGGGGACTTGTGCGCTGAGCAGGGATACATGGATGCCGCAATGATCCAGGGCGGGATCTACTAAATGGCGAAGTGGACCAAGCAATCTGGTGTCGCGTTCTATACGCCGCTGATAGCGCAGTATCTGCACGAGCGCACGCGGAAGTGGTACTGCCGCTTCGAGCGCGCGAACGCTGCCGCCCCGCTCTCGGTCAAGGTGTACGCGACACTCGCCGGGGCGAACGCCGGGAACACGACCAACTCGGGCACTGGCTCCATTGCCGTTACCGGCAGCCGGTTGAAGCTCGCGCTCACGGCTGGGCCGCAGTTGCCTTCCCTCGCGGGCGCGAATCTCTACGTGCAGCTCGAAGGTGATACGGCGCTCGCAATCGGCACTGCGATCTGGATGGTGGATCTCGGAAAGATGGTCGAGCGGGCGCAGCTCTGGATGCTCCGCGCCTTCTCCAAGATCTCGACCGCCAACGGCTACTTCACGAACTTCGCGCGGGTCGAGCGCGGGCTCATGACCTACGAGCAGGCGAGTGCAGCGCGACTGATTCCCTATCTCGGGGTGTCTAGCACGCGGATCGAGACCAAGCCCGGGATCGTCGGTGGAGCGCCGCACGGCAGTTTGACCACGACCGTGTTCATGTCGTGTGCAGCTTACGACGTGAACGTGATGGGGCCGGACGGCACATTCGACTCCGATTCAACGTTCATGTACCACGACTTGCGCCGCGCGCTGAACGTGGCGCTCTCGGCCGATGGCGCCTACGGCGGATTGCAGGACGATGAGCAAGCCGTGATCGCTTGCGATTTCAATACCGGAGAGCCCGAGCTCGGCATGGAGTGGGCGCGCGACAAGGGGCTTCTTTACTTCGAGGTCAGCCTCACGCTCCACGAGATGGGGCCGACCGAAGTTTCTACAGGCTAGGAGCAAAAACTGCGTGGCAACCGGGAAAGTGACATGCAGTGGGTTCGCCTTCAGGACAGTATTCGAGGCTATGGTTTGCCCGGGAGACGAGCCCCGGCACCTTGCCAGCGTTTTCGACCACCTACGGCCTGCGCCTCTATCAAGAGGAGTTCCAGGTTCGGCCGACCAAGACGCCGATTCGATACCAGGAGAATAAGGGCGGGACGACGTTCGATCATACGGACTTCACGCCCGGACCGCAGGCTGTCACGGCAACGCTCCGTTTCGCGCTCCGCTACTCGGGAGTGCACGCGGCCATGCTGGCGCACGCAGTCGGAACGCTCGGCACGACCGGCCCATCGGGTACTCCCCCGGTGTACACGCACACGTTGGACGGCGGCGGATCTGGCAAGTTCAACTCAGTGTCGTTCGTCCATCATCGCCCGATCAACGATGCTGGAACGAGCTTCATCGAGACGCAACTTCTCGGCGCCAAGGTCGGGCGGATGCGTCTGACGCAATCGGTCGGGCAGCCGTTCATTATCTGCGAGATGGACATCGTCGCGCAGGAAGCGAAGCAGCTCACTACTTTCGGCAGCGGCTACCCGCCCGACTCCGGTGGTTACTCGCCGACCGAGGCGGTTATCCATACGTCGCACGTCCTTGATACGACGGGCGCGCCACCGAACACCCCGCCGCGAAACTTCATCTTGACTGCGCGTAGCGCCTCGACGACGCCGGCCTATGTGCAGCTCGAAGAGTGGACGATGGAACTCAACAACTTCCCCGAGCAACTCGGCGTGATCTCGAACGTGCAGCGCCAGTCTAATCCCGCACGTGGGCAGGTGCGCGAAGTGACGGGTTCGTTCGTTATGGAGCAAGACAGCCAGACCGCCATCGTCGAAGCGGCGTACGGGCTCACGGCAGCGGACCCGAGCGATGATTTCAAGCTCATCTGGAGCTTCGAGAATCCCGCAAATGTTGACCACGAGCTACAGATCGACGTCTCGCAGGCGTACATCACGCAAGCAGAGCGTGGCACGTCGGGCACAGGTCCGCAGCGCCGGCGCTACAACTTCGCGGCGCACGCGCAGGGATCGCAGGCTGTGTGGTCGACGGCCTTCCCGCTACGGATGATTTTCCGGAACACGACCCAGGGTCCCTACGGATCGACGATGGGCGGTGGGATCGCCTACGCGAACCACGTCTAACTGAACACGCAGGAGGTTCACCATGTTTCGGACGAAGGAAGTAGACCTCGGCGGCGATCTCCGGGCGGTTATACGCCGCCCGGATTTCGCCGTCTGGGTTCTCTACGAGGATCTGCTCTTCGATCGCTACGAATCGGACGAGGCGGAAGCCAAGCTCTCAAACGAGGAGAAGATCGTTCGCGCGCAGATGGAGCGCGAAGGGCAGGTGGTCGAGAAGGGTCCGCACACGAAGAAGTTCACGGCGGAGAAGTCTCGGCGCATCTCCAAGTACGTGCAGGACGAGCTGCTCGTCGATGCTCTAGTAGCACTCAAAGAGGGCGACGATCTGCACGTGTTCATCCGCGATGATGGGTCGCGGGTAGTCCCGCCCCCGATCGACTTCCGGGACATCGGCCCGCACCGATGCATGGACATCGCGCACGAGGTGACCTTTTTCGTCTACGAGACGCGGTCGCTTTCCTTTCGTGCGCGCCGGGAGGATACGCCCGGCAACAGCGAGGCGCCTGCTTTCGCTCTCGCGAGCGACGGGCCGGCGGCTCACTGAGCTGCTCGACATGGAGGCGGGCGAGGCGCTCGCCGAGCTAGAACTCATGCAGATAGCGAGGAACGAGGTGCTGACCGATCTCCATGACCGGATGATCACGGCGCCCGAAGGCGGCTACTCGACGCGCGCGCTCGTGGTCGAGTTACTCCTGAACGACATCATGGAAGGGTAGGCGTGGCGGAACTTCTCGACATTGAAGTAAGGGTCAACTCGTCCGAAGGCGAGGCGTCTTTCGATCGGATGCGTGCGTCGATCGCGCGCATGGAGGAAGCGCTTCGCACTGGGCGGTCGGACCAGCTTATCGGTGCGATGGGGCGGGCGGCTGCCACTCTTGGCCGTGAGTCAACGGTTACGGCGCGCGGTGTTGAGCAACTTGCGCAATCACTAGCTTCGACTTCCGCTCGCGCGCGTGAAACCGAAGGCCGGCTGATTGCCGCTGCCCGCCAAGCGCAGGAGCTCGGGGCGCAGTCCCAGCGCGCAGCTCTCGCCGGCCGCGGGATTGCCGAAGGCTTCGCTGGCGCGTCCAATGCTGCATCGTCAATCGGGCTTCTCAGCGGGGCACTTGGTCAGCTCGCGACCGCAGCCGTGGGTGCGCTCTCGATACGTTCGCTATTTGCCACGTTCGCAGAGGCCGATCGCGCCTTCGAGATGGCGCGCGCCTTTGACATCTCGACCGAGCGGCTCATCGTGCTCACGCGAACGGCGGAGCAATTCGGTGCCGACGCTGGTGACTTGCAACAAGCATTCCGCGGACTTTCGCAGTCGATCTCCGACGCGCTCAAGGACCCCGGCGGGACCGCGAGTCAGCGGTTCAAGGACCTCAAGATCGACGCGGAGGCGCTCCGCGGAATCTCGCTCGACGAGGCGCTGCTCCGGGTAGCTGATGGGCTATCGACGGTCGAGGATTCCGCTACTCGCACCGATGCTGCCGTTGATCTTCTCCGTGTCCGCAATGCGAACCTGTTCTCCATGCTCCGGAACGGTCGAGGCGATATCGAAGCGGCTGCCGCCGAGATCGAGCGCTTTGCCGGGGTGAGCGAGGAGAGTGCGCGCGCAGCGGATCGGTTCGGGGACTCCGTCGGGCGCATGGTCGGTACGGTCAAGGCGCAGGTGCTCGCCCTCGCCCCCGTCTTCGCAACGCTCGCCGAGAACATCGAGAAGGCGCTACAGGGCATCGTCGTCAACTTCAACGCGGGCGACATCTCCCGGATCGTGGTCGAAACCGAGGTCATCGGCAAGGAGAAGGTCGAGGAGCTACAGAAGCTATTCGACTCACTCCCGAAGTCGATGCAGATCCAGGTGGAGACGCTCACCGATAACAATCAGCGCGCGGACTTTCTGGAAGGTGTCAGTCGGGCGCGTCGGCTGCGCGAGCTTCCCGCCCCGGAGCAGACCCGGATTCGCGAGGAGACGCAGAGGCAGACGGAGGGCTTCCGGCAGTCGCCGGTAGGGGCGCTGGCGCCACCGATCAAGGCGCCGGAGGTGGACCGGTTCCGGGCGCAGATCGAGGAGCAGCTACTCGCGGAGGCGGAGAAGCGGCTCGGGATCGAGAAGGCCAAGGCCGCCCCCAGCGCGCGCGAACTCGCGATCCAGAAGCGGATCATCGACCTTCAGGCCGAGGAGGAGCGGCTCCGCGTCGACCGGATCGCGAAGCTCCGCTTGCACGGGCCGGAGACCACGACCCCCCCGATTCCGCCGGAGATACCGCGCGCCCCGATCGACCGGCCGCTGCCGCCCCAGAACCTGCCGCGGCCGACCAAGATTTTCACCGGATCCCTGCTGCGCACGCCGGACGGACAGTTCATCGTCGGGGTCA